GCCGGTCTTCTGGAGCTCTGGTACTGATGACAGTCACACTGCCAGCGCCCGGTCAGGTCCTGAGATGGCTGGGTGGACCGCTGGACGTCCGGGTCGAAATCGACACCGGTCTGGAAGGCGCCACCTTCGGGCTGTGGGACAGCGCCGTCTGGGATGAATCGACCTGGGGATCCGAAGACCCGGCGTGGACCGACATCAGTCCTTATGTCCTGTCGGCGTCCATGCGCGCCGGCGCCACCCGTTGGGGTGAACGCTTCGAAACAGCCAGCCTGAACATCGAAGTGGACGACACCGAAGGCCTGTTCACACCCGATTCTGGCGTGGACCCATGGCATCTTCCCTTCAGGCCGGGCCGTCGGATCCGGCTGATAATCGTGGACGCCGATGAAGTGAAGCGGCCACTGTTCACCGGCCACATCGACGCCACCAACGACGAACACGACGCGGCCGGCTTCGACATCAGAACCGTCATCCCCTGCCACGATATGGCTGCCGTCTGGGCCGCCTTCAATCCACCGATGCTGACTGTGGCCACCGGCGTGGAATCGACCAGCGCCCGGATCCACGGTGCGCTGGACCGGTTTGGGTATGACGGGGACCGGACCCAGATCCAGACCGGCGTCCATGAGATGCAGACGTCGGCGCTGGCACAGTCCACCTTCGAAGAATGCCAACGCGCCGCCGACGCTGAAGGGTCGGTCTTCTACGCCGACAGCCAAGGCCGGCCAGTGTTCAAGGCCCGGGACTGGCTGACCACCGACACCCGGTCAGTGAACGTCCAAGCCTGGATCGGCTATGACACCATCCCGGCCGGGTCGACCGGCGCCCACGTCCTGGGTCTGGTGGTCAGCCACGAATCAGCCAGGATCGTCAACCAGGTCAGCTTCGCCGCGTCCGGTGGGATCCTGCAGACAGCCGAAGACGCCTTATCCCAGACCCTGTTCGGGAAACGGACCTATCAGCGGACCGACTTTGAGAACAACGACGACACCGAATTGGCGCTGCTGGCTGCACGTCATCTGGCCGCCTTCAAAGACGACCGCGCCCGGGTCGACCAGGTGACGATTGCCGTGGCCGACGACCCTGACTTCCATGACCTGTTATACACCACCCAATTCGGGGACCGATGGTCGGTCCTGGTGGCCACACCCTGGGGATGGTCATACGCCAAGGAAGTCCACGTCATGGGTGTGGAATTGGCTGTGACCGCCGACGACTTCCAGGCCACCTTCCGGCTGGACGACGCCCAGACCTTTGAAGGGACCTTCTGATGGCCGAGATGCCCAACGTCATCACCGACGAAATCATCACCAGCGATTGGGGAAACAAGATCCGGGACCGGACCGTCCAGCGCTACGACGACGCCGCCACCCGGGCGTCTGAGAACCCCAGCCCGGTCGGTGGGGATCTGGCCTACATGCAGGACACCGGGGATCTGCTGATCTTCCATGGCGCCACCTGGAAGGCGCTGCTGCCGACCGGCGTGGTGGTCCCGTACGCGGCCGGGACGCCACCGGTGGGCTGGCTGCTGTGCCAGGGTCAGGAAGTGTCCCGGACCACCTATCCAGCGCTGTTCGCTGCCATCGGGACCACCTTCGGTGCAGGGGACGGGACCACCACCTTCAACCTTCCCCAGCTACGTCAGCGCTTCCCCATCGGCGTGGCGCTGTCGGGGACCGCCGACACCCTGGGTGAAACCGGTGGGTCGATAGACCACACCCACACCGGACCGTCCCACACCCACACCGGACCGTCCCACACCCACGACGGCCCATCCCACACCCATTCCACGCCATCCCATCTTCACGACCTGGGGAACAGCGCCACCGACGGTGGTGGTGGCGCCACGTCACTGGCTGGATCCCATTCCCACAGCTTCAGCGACACTTCATCCAGTAATGCCGGGGGATCCGGCGCCGCGGCTGGTTCTTTCACTGAGGGTGGATCACATTCCCATTCGGTTTCGGGGACCACCGGAACCGCCACATCCCATTCCCACACCATCCCCGATCATCTTCACGACCTGGGGAACTCATTTACAGGGGGGGGGGGGACATGGGGGGCGGCGGGAACGGGTGACACATCCTCAGCGGGAACCGGGGCTACCGGCGCTGCCGGGACCGGCGCCACCGGCGCTGCTAATCCACCGTTTATCGCCTTGCACTACATCATCAAGGCCTGACCAAAAGGAAGGAAGACCCATGGCCGAAGCCAAGAAGAAGACTCAGAAGCGGATCCTGGACCTGAATGAGGCTGCTGAGCTCTTGGGGATCACACCCGAAGATCTGATGCAGTCCCGGGGACGTGGCATGGCGCCCGGGATCGCTGGTTACAAGAAGGACGGTGTCCTGGTCTGGAACCGGTCCGACCTGAAGCCGGCGCCGGCGTCTGAAGATGACAGCTGATGGATGGGCTGTCCACCCTGGAAACGTTCGCTGCTTTCGGGCTGGCCGGCCTGGGTGTCGGGCTGGGTCTGATGATCGGCGTGGCTGTCACCAGACTGGTCCGACGATTCATGAAGGATGACAATGGATCCTGGTGACCTTGCAGACGCACTACGCGCAGCCGGCCTGACGGTGAAGTCGCTGTCGGCCTGGGACACCCGTGGCGGCGCCTGGGCTGACGGCCTTCCCGTCGGGATCATGCACCATCACACTGCGCCACCGGTCCCGTTCCCACCCGACCGGCTGATCGACAGTGGCCAGATCAAAGCCAACATCAACACCAAACCGGACGGGACCATCTACCTGATCGCTTATCGGGCCTGCAACTATTCATCAGGGACCGGGTCTTCGACGGTGCTGGCCGGGACCAAAGCCGGAATCCCACCGACAGCCAACGCCACCGACCGGGACGACATCAAAGTCGACGACACCAATGGGAACCCGTACTACTGGAACTTTGAGAATGACCACGCAGGTGACGGATCCGCGATCCCGGCTGTCCAGCTGGACGCCATCGTCACTGCCTCAGAAGTGGTGGCCGACCATTTTGGGCTGTCGGCCGGGAACGTCGTCAGCCACGCGGAATGGACGCCGAGAAAGACCGACCCTTACTGGAACGGTGACCGACGGTGTATCGAAGCAATCAGGGAAGGAATGGATATGCCCACTGCAGACGAGATAGCAGCCAAGACCGTCCAGAAGTTGATGGCCGAACCGATCTGGTACACCGGGCCATCATCGGACCCGGCCGCCACTGAAACGCTGGAAACCATCGTTTCGCGGAACTATCGGAACGTCAACGAAATGATCTATGCGCACCGGGACGACAGGCTGGGCGCCGACCTACGCCAGGTCATGAGCGCGCTGGAAGAAATCGCGGACGCCGTCGGTGTCACCCTGACCAAAGTGGACTCATCGAAGACGCCGCCACCGGCTGAACCTTCCCGAGATAGTTGAACCTTGCGCGTCGGGCCATCAACTTTGCACCAGATCTGCACCAGATTTGAAAGTAATACGGTGCAACACGATGCAATGGCCCAGGTCACGCTGTTACGTCTGACTGGTCCTCAGACGCGCCGAAGGCCCTGGTCCTGGGCCTGGATTGGGCCTGTGACCTGGGCCTTCGATTGTGGAGCTGAGGGGATTTGAACCCCTGACATCTTGACTGCCAGTCAGCTGGCTTTGTCAGGATCTTCTAGGGGATTCCCGAGATTTTGCACCAGTTTGCACCAAACCGGTTCACCTATTCAGGACCCGGGTCAGCCAGGCCACCAGTTCGGGGATCCGAAGACTGGCCAGAAGCTGATGACCGAAGGCCCGGAGAACTTCCGAAGGGTCTTCTGACTCAGGGTCATGGGTGGCGCCACACCAGCACGTCGTCATCAGCTGACCACCCGTAGGTCGGGCTGCGTCTGATATCGGTCCACCATCGTCGTCTGACCGTCTGATGCGGCGTGGACGTACAGGTCTGCGATCCGGGATGACCATCCGAAATGGTTTCGTAGTTCGTAGGTGCTGGCGCCGGCTTCCGCGTATCGGGTGGCCATGGTGTGTCTCAGCCAGTGTGGCGTGGCGTCGGGAAGGCCGACAGCCCCGGCTGCTGGATCCCAGACCCGACGTCTGAACGCCGGCGCCTGGACCCGGTCCCCGCGTCCGTTTACGAACAGGGGACCTTCGGTCCGGTCACCGATATGGTCGACCAGGACCTGCGCCAGCCAGGCCGGGATGGCCACCTTCCGGTCCCGGCCGGCGTCGGTCTTGGATCCACCGGTGATGACCCGGCCGCGGACGTCTTCGACGTTGAGCGCGCACACTTCCCCGATGCGCATCCCGGTGAAGGCCAGTGTCGTCATGAACACCCGATACCGATCCGGCGTGGCCGCGATGATCTGGCGCACCTGGTCTTCGCTGATGGCCTGGCCGGTCTTGGCCTTCCTGACTTCAAACACCGGGACCGGATGGTCGACGCTGATCAGGTCATCTTCGATCGCCCACTTATACGCGGCCCGAAGCACCGACAGGTAAATCCTGATGCTGTTGTCGGACAGGCCGTCTTTACGCATCTTGGCCACCCAGGCCTTGACGTCTTTCCGGTCGACCTGGCCGACGAGCTCGCGCGGCCATTGCTTCCGGATCCTGGTGGCGCCGGCCTGGTCTGATCCGATGGCGCCGGCGCCCGGTTTGCCGGTGGTCCGATGTTCTGTCACCCGGGCCGCCACATACGCGTCGACCATATCGGCCACCGTCCAGTCCACCGGGTCTGCTGTCCCCGATCCCGGCCACCGTCGATATGCGTCCCGGACGTACTGATTGGCCTTGGCCACTGATCCGATGGTGGTCACCTGGACCGGGCGTCCCTGAGGGTCACGGACCTTGACCAACAGCCGGCCGTCTTTGCGTCGGTAGACACCGAAGCCGGTTCCCTTGATCTTCACTAGCTGCATCTTTCGCGCCTTCCTTTGGTTGTCCTCTTGACTGCACACAGTCTGGCACAGATCAGCACACTGTGGAACATCACGCCATAGGTCAACTTGACTTATGGTTTCCGGTGTCGTATTGGTGGGTAATGGCTTACTCTCAACCATCGGCCGCTATGTCGAATCCTGACCACCTGGGGGGG